GATGTGAATAATAAGTTATTTTGTACATTTGTTAATGAAGAATTCATTGACGAACAGATAAAAAATATATCCTCCTCATATGATATAATGTATAATAAAATGTTTGTACTCTTTATTAAAAGTACAGGCGAATATGTTATTACTTATAATGTAGAGCAAGGAAACGTAAATGGTATTCCTGAAAATACTATTTTAGTACATAGAAAAAAAGATACCAACACTTTATATACAATTAATGCTCTTAATACTCTAATCAAATCTTTAAATGGTGGTGTAGTTGATCCTAAATTTAGAGTAGATTGGCAGCATTATAGAAATTGTATTTTATTAACTCAACAGAATGAGTTAAGACAACTTAATACAAAAGTTCACAATATTATTGAACTTTAGGTTGGTCAACCCAAAAAATTTTATTATATTTAAATGTTTTATAAAAATTGATTAAGTTATGGATTTAAACCAGATTAAAAAGCGCTTGGATTCCCTACAAGCCAAAAGTAACAACCAGGGAAACAATGGAAAAAGTTTGTTTTGGAAACCTTCAGTGGGTAAACAAACAGTACGTGTTGTACCTAATAAGTACAATAAAGCAAATCCTTTTACCGAGGTATTTTTCTACTATGGTATTGGAAACAAAACAATGATCTCACCTTTAAACTTTGGTGAAAAAGATCCTATTGCTGAATTTGCTAAACAATTACGTCAAACAAGTGACAAAGACAATTGGCGTTTAGCTAAAAAGTTAGATGCTAAAATGCGTATCTTTGCTCCTGTAGTAGTACGTGGTGAAGAAAGCGAAGGTGTTAAATTGTGGCAGTTTGGTAAAGAAATTTACGAAGCATTCCTTCAAATGGCATCTGATGAGGAAGTAGGTGATTTTACTGATGTAGCAACAGGTCGTGACATTAAATTAAACACTGTAGGTCCTGAATCAACAGGTACTCCTTACAATCGTACTACAGCCGCTCCATCAATGAAACAATCCCCATTATCTAAAGATGCTGATGAGGTTGAAGCAATGTTGGAAAATCAAAAGAACCCATTAGAAGTATTTAAGCGTTACTCATTTGATGAAATGAAAACAGCACTTCAAGAATGGTTAGCTCCAGAAGATGAAGCACAAGAAGGTGATATCATTGATGATGAACGAGAGCCTGTAGCTGCTTCACCGGAAAAGAATTATACACTTAAGACTCCTGCTAAAAAGGAATCTAAAGCGGATAAATTCGACGAATTGTTTGAAGAAGACGATTTACCATTTTAATTAAAAATTAACTTATTATGCCAAGAAAGAAAAAGAGTGAATCTTTAACGGCTGCGGTCTCTAAAGAATTAAAAGCAAATTTTGACTTGAATAAATTCAAGGAGAAAAAAATGCTTAACAATAGTGTTAAGTTTAAGCAGCAACAATGGATCCCCCTTTCTCCGGCGTTTCAAGAAGTAACAAGTGTGCCTGGTATTCCTACTGGGCATATTTGTCTCCTCCGAGGACATAGTGATACTGGAAAAACTACTGCACTAATTGAAGCAGCAGTTTCTGCTCAAAAAGTAGGTGTACTTCCTGTATTCATTGTTACTGAAATGAAGTGGAATTGGGAACATGCTAAGCAAATGGGCTTAGAATTTGATGAAGTAGTAGATAAAGAAACAGGTGAAATTTTAAATTATGAAGGTAATTTTATTTATGTAGATAGAGAAAACCTTAACACAATTGAAGATGTAGCTGTGTTTATTTTAGATTTAATGGATGAACAGAAAAAAGGTAATTTACCTTATGATTTGTTATTCCTATGGGATTCAATTGGTTCTATTCCTTGTGAAATGTCTATTAAATCAAATAAAAACAACAATGAGTGGAATGCAGGTGCTATGTCAACCCAATTTTCAAATAATGTAAATCAGAAAATTGTAATGTCTCGTAAAGAGTCATCACCATATACTAATACATTAGTTTGTGTTAATAAAGTATGGGCAGCAAAACCAGAAATGCCTATGGGTAAACCTAAAATGATGAATAAAGGTGGTTTTGCTATGTGGTATGATGCTACGTTTGTTGTAACATTTGGTAATATTGCTAATGCTGGTACAAATAAAATTAAAGCAATTAAAGATGGCAAACAAGTAGAATTTGCTAAACGTACTAATCTACAGATTGATAAAAACCATATTAATGGTATTACTACTAGAGGTCGTATTATTATGACACCACATGGTTTTATTGAAGACACAGATAAAGCATTAAAAACCTATAAAGGAGAACAAGCAGCAGAATGGAGTAAAGTATTAGGAGGTATGGATTTTGACATTTTTGAAGAAGAAAATACGGAAGCCCCAACTAATATATTCGCTCAAGAACCAGAATAAACATGAAGAAGAACGAATATTTAAAACTCCTTAATAATATAACTGAGGAGAATGAAACTGAATCCCTTAATGAACATGATAGAGTAATTCTAATTGATGGTTTAAATCTCTTTTTTAGAAATTTTGCTATGATGAATATTGTAAATCAAGACGGTGTTCATATTGGAGGGTTAGGAGGTTTTCTTCGTTCTTTAGGATCCTTAATTAATCAATTGCAACCTACAGCTGTTTATTTAGTATTTGATGGAGCGGGTTCTACCACTAACAGGAAGAACTTGCTCCCCGAATACAAAGCAGGTCGTAATACTCATCGTATTACTAATTGGGAAGCATTTGATGATAAAGAAGAGGAAGATGATTCTAAAATGTCTCAAATAGTTAGATTAATTCATTATTTAAGATGTCTTCCTACCCGAAATGTATCTTTAGATAAAGCTGAAGCTGATGATATTATTGCTCATTATGCTAAATTTTTACCTAAAGAATATGGTTCTCAAGTAATTATTGTTTCTAGTGATAAAGATTTCCTTCAATTAGTAGATGATAAAGTAACAGTTTATCGTCCTATGGAAAAAACATTTTACCAACAAAAAACAATTACTGAAAAATTTGGTATTCTTCCTGAAAATTTTATTTTATATAAAACACTATTAGGTGACTCATCTGATAAAATTAAAGGTATTAAAGGTTTAGGTGAAAAAGGATTATTCAAAAAATTTCCAGAATTAACTGAACGTTCTTTAACAATGGATGACATTTATAATATTGCTGAAGAAAAACTAAAAGATCATGTAGTTTATGCTCGTATTATAAATGAATTTGATAGGTTAGAAAATAATTATAAATTAATGGATTTATCAAATCCTTTATTAAATGAAGAAGATAAAGAGTATTTAGAGGAAATTGCAAATCATCCTCACTTAGGTTTGAATCCTGAAGCTTTTTTACGACTTTATAATGAAGATGGAATTGGGAAAATGATACGTAATGTTGATTTTTGGCTCAAAGATATCTTTAAAACATTAAACAGTTTCAATAAATAGTTATGACATTAATAAATCTTTCACAATATGGTACTGCTTTTCAAATTAAAGTATTATCTTCATTACTTACTCATAAAGAGTTTTTAGTAAACATTTATGATATTTTAAGTGATGAATATTTTGATAACCAAGCTCATAAATGGGTTATCAAAGAGATAATGAAAAGTTATGAAAAGTATCATACTGTACCCTCAATGGATGTTCTTAAAGTGGAACTCCAAAAAATTGATAATGATGTACTTCAGGTATCAATTAAAGAACAACTTAGAGCAGCTTATCAAGCATCAGATGAAGATTTAGAATATGTACAAGAAGAATTTTCAAATTTCTGTAAAAACCAACAACTTAAAAAAGCGTTATTAACAAGTGTAGATTTTTTAAATGCTGGGGATTATGATTCAATTCGTCAAATGATTGATAACGCATTAAAAGCGGGTCAAGACAAAAATGTAGGACATGAATATACAAAAGATATCGAAGATCGTTACCGAGAAGATACAAGAAATCCAATTGCAACTCCATGGGATGAAATTAATAACCTACTTCAGGGAGGTCTCGGAGGTGGAGATTTTGGTCTTATATTTGGTAATCCAGGAGGTGGTAAATCTTGGTCGTTAGTAGCATTAGGTGGATTTGCTGTAAAATTAGGTTATAATGTACTTCACTATACTTTAGAATTAGGAGAAAATTATGTAGGTAAAAGATATGATGCTTTCTTTACTAACATCTCA